GGTGGCGTAAAAAACGCGCCCTCTCCCTTTTTACGCCACCAGTTCCCACGGGCGAACCCCACCGTACCCCCACCACCGCTTTGGACATTGGGACTCCGTAGCTACACCTACAGTGTATTACACTCAAACGTTCTCCAGTTTTTCTGAAACCCACCCCCCATCAAAATAAAACACCTTTCAAAAAATTTTTATAGCAAAAATCCAACAAAATCGTGTTCCAGAACACCCCCCTAGTGATAGTGTCTTGACACGCTTTACACTTTTTGTAGTATCATTCGGTCATGCTAACCTGTATTCCAGAGTTGACGGTGCCAATCCCAGACAAGCGGGAGGAGGTGGTGTCCCTGCATACCAAGGTGGATGCCCTGTTCAAGACTGCAGAGTTCTTAGAAGCGTTCGGTGCACCCACTGAACCAACGGCTGAAGATAAGGTGCGGGCACGCTCGGCCTTCCATGAATCAGTTAGCTCTGCTGAAGCTACACATGTAGTCACAGCCCAGACCAACGCGGTCACAACCACAGCATCGGTGATGCACCTTAAGTCCATACTGAGCGAGTACGATCAGGTGGTGGTGAACTCGGCTGTGCAGATCAGAACGTATGTGACCAATAAGCTGATTGAAGAGACCACCCACCCCGACCCCAAGATTCGCATCAGGGCACTTGAGTTGCTAGGCAAGGTTGGCGATGTCGGCCTGTTTGTTGAGCGCAGCGAGATCACAGTCAAACACAAAACCACACTTGAGCTTGAGGCTTCTATTAAAGATAGGATTTCCAAACTCCTTGAACTGCGAAGCAAGTCAGAAGAGATTGTGGATGTGGTGGTCAAACCCAAAACCCTGCAAGAGAATAAGGCCGATGTGTTGGGCACACCTACGTTAGTACGTACTCATACAGATGATTGATTTTTCCAACTTCACAATGGATGATCTATTAAAGATAGATTTGGCCAAGCTGTCAGCGGATGATCTGGAAGCATTTGATACCACATTGGAAGAGTTAGCAAAACGGGAAGCGGCGAAAGTTGCACGGGGCAGTTTGCTGGAGTTTTGCTTGAAGATGAACCCTGACTACAAGATTGGTCGGCATCACAAGCGTCTGGCATCTCTATTAGAAGACATGGCGTTTAACCGCAAAGACCGTATTGCGGTGTCGATCCCACCGCGGCATGGCAAATCCTTCTTGGTGTCGGTTTACTTCCCTGCATGGTTCCTAGGTAATTTCCCTGATAAGAAGGTGCTGATGGTGTCGCACACCACCGACCTTGCGGTGGACTTTGGCCGCAAAGTGCGTAACTTGGTTGACCAGCCCATGTACAAAGAAATCTTCCCAACGGTGACGTTGGCCGCAGATAGCAAGTCTGCTGGTCGGTGGAACACCAATGCAGGGGGTGAGTATTTTGCGTGTGGTGTGGGTTCTGCCCTTGCTGGTCGTGGTGCTGATTTTTTGATTGTTGACGATCCGTTCTCAGAGCAGGACATCTTGAACGGCAACTTTGAGGTATTTCAAAAAGCGTATGAGTGGTTCACTTTCGGTGCGCGTACCCGCTTGATGCCTGCTGGTCGGGTGGCGATTGTGCATACCCGTTGGCATCCCAACGATCTGATTGGCATGATGGCCAAGGATATGACCCGCAACGATGAGGCTGATAAGTATGAGTTCTTTGAATTCCCAGCCATATTCAATGAGGGCACGCCAGAGGAGTCAGCGCTGTGGCCTGAGTTTTTTGATGTAGAAGCCCTGCGTAGAACCAAGGCTTCGATGCCCACGTTCCAGTGGAACGCTCAGTATCAGCAACAACCCACCAGCGAAGAAGGTGCGATTGTCAAGCGCGAGTGGTGGGCCAAGTGGGAGGAGGAAGATCCTCCAGAGCTTGAGTTTGTCATCATGACACTTGACGCGGCGGCTGAGAAAAACAACCGCGCTGACTTTACCGCCCTGCTGACATGGGGCGTGTTTAGCCACAAACTCACGGGTGGCAAGGCGCACATCATCCTCATGAACGCCATCAACAAACGGATGGAGTTTGGTGAACTTAAAGATTTGGCACTGGAGGAATACCGAGATTGGGAGCCTGATGCGTTCATCGTTGAGAAGAAATCCAACGGCACACCCCTGTTTCAAGAACTCAGGCGCATGGGTATTCCAGTCTCAGAGTTCACCCCCCATAGGGGCACGGGCGATAAAGTTGCACGATTAAATGCAGTATCAGATATTTTCAGATCGGGCATGGTCTGGTATCCTGCGGGTAGGCGTTGGGCAGAAGAAGTTGTAGAGCAGGTGGCTGCGTTCCCCGCGTCAGATCACGATGACATGGTTGACTGTACAAGTATGGCACTACAACGTTTCAGAAACGGTGGGTTCATCAGCTTGGACAGCGATGAAAAAGACGACATTTACTCAATACCCCGCAAAGCGGCGTATTACTAAGGATCAAAGATGGCTACTAACATCGACAAAGCACTGTATCAACAACCCGCAGGTCTTGAAGAGCTTGCACAAGATGAGGATGCGATTGAAATTGAGATTGTTGACCCTGAAGAAGTCAACATCAAAGCAGGTGATATGGAGATTAGCATCGGTGAGGGCGAGGAAGATGACTTCTCTGCCAACTTAGCCGATGAAATTGATGAAAGTGTGCTGGCAACATTGGCCAGCGACTTGGCAGGCGACATTGACAACGACAAAAACTCCCGCAAAGACTGGGAAAAGGCATACACAGAGGGCTTGAAGCTCTTGGGTTTGCAGATGGAAGAGCGCACAGAGCCTTGGAATGGTGCTTCTGGTGTGTTTCACCCCATGATTACAGAAGCAGTGGTGCGTTTTCAAGCTGAAACCATCACCGAAACGTTCCCAGCCTCGGGCCCCGTGCGCACAAAGATCGTTGGCAAGGAAACACCAGAGAAAAAAGAAGCTGCAGTACGTGTAGAAGCTGATATGAACTATCAGTTGACCGAAAAAATGGTGGAATTCCGCCCTGAACACGAACGCATGCTCTGGTCACTGCCAGCTACAGGATCAGCCTTTAAAAAGGTGTACTACGACCCGTCTTTAGGCCGTCAAGTTTCGATTTTTATCCCTGCTGAAGACATCATCTTGCCTTATGGGGCGACAGAGATGTATACGTGCTACCGCATCACCCATGTGATGCGTAAAACCAAGAATGAAATCTTAAAACTGCAGCAAGCTGGGTTCTACCGCGAAGTTGAGTTGGGCGAGCCAGACAAAACAGTGGGCGATATTCAGAAAGCCAAGGACAAAGAGACAGGTTTCAGTGATCTGAATGATGATCGCTTCACTTTGCTTGAGTGCCACGTTGATTTGGACATCAAAGGCTTTGAAGACGAAGAAGATGGTGAGGCCACAGGCATTGCACTGCCATACGTGGTGACAATCATTCGCGGCACAAACGATGTTTTGGCTATTCGCCGTAATTGGGAGGAAGATGACCCACTCAAACTCAAACGCCAGCACTTCGTGCACTACCAGTATATTCCGGGCTTTGGAGCTTATGGCTTCGGGCTGTTCCATCTTATCGGGGGCTTTGCTAAATCCGCTACATCCCTCATGCGGCAACTCATCGATGCAGGCACGTTGTCCAACTTGCCCGGTGGTCTCAAATCCAGAGGACTGCGTATCAAGGGAGACGACACACCCATCGCCCCCGGTGAATTCCGAGATGTAGATGTAGGCTCGGGCACGATACGCGACAACATTCTGCCGCTTCCATACAAAGAGCCAAGCCAGACGCTGTACACACTGCTGCAAAACATTGTGGAAGAGGGTCGCAGGTTTGCCGCAACTGCAGACATGAAAGTGTCTGACATGTCTGCGCAGGCTCCCGTGGGCACAACGTTAGCCCTGCTTGAGCGCCAGCTTAAAGTCATGACGGCTGTGCAAGCCCGTGTGCACTACGCCTTGAAACAAGAATTGGGTCTGCTTAAAAACATCATTCGTGATTATTCAGACACTGATTATTTGTATGAGCCAGAAGGTGACGCAGGCCCCCGTGCGAAACAGTCAGACTATAACCATGTGGATGTGATCCCTGTGTCTGACCCCAATGCGGCCACGATGTCTCAGCGTGTGGTGCAGTACCAAGCCGTTATTCAGATGGCGCAGATGGCTCCTGATATTTACGACTTGCCGCAGTTGCACCGCAACATGTTGGAGGTGTTGGGTATCAAGAACGCAGACAAACTCGTGCCACTTGAGGATGACCAGAAGCCCAAAGACCCTGTGACAGAGAACATGGCTGTGCTCAAGGGCGAACCACTCAAAGCGTTTGTGGAACAAGATCATGCAGCGCACCTTGCTGTGCACACCAGCATAATGCAAGACCCAACCGTGATGCAGTTGATTGGCCAGAACCCCAAGGCTCCTCAGATTCAAGCGGCGCTGACTGCACACATCGCAGAGCACGTAGGGTTCCAGTACAAGTTGCAGTTGGAGAAACAACTCGGCATGTCGATTCCAAAAGAAGAAGAGACTGTACCGACAGCAGTTGCCAACGCAATGGCAGGCATGATGGCGCAAGCGGCTCAACAGATGTTGCAGCAAAATCAAGCGCAAGCCGCACAACAGCAAGCCCAGCAACAAGCGCAAGACCCGCTTATCCAGATGCAACAGCAAGAGTTGCAACTCAAGCAAGCCGAGATGCAGGTCAAGCAACAGGAAGTTCAAGCCAACATCCAATTGGGACAACAACGTTTGCAAATGGAAGCGCAGAAGATGCAACAAGACTTCCAGCTTAAGCAACAAGCCGCGCAGTTGGATGCCCAGAAGATGGTGGCTGACATGACGGCTAAGTCTGACAGGATTGATTTGGACACTGAGAAGATGCGCAGTGACAAAGAACTCGAAGGTATGCGCATTGGTGCACAGATCAACGAGAGCAAAGCCAAACAACAGTTTGACCAAGAGTATGCCGGTGTGAAGCTAGGCTCTGAAATTTCTAAGCGACAGAAAGAGATGGACTTGCAAGCCCGCACTACGTCTTTGCAGTTTGCAGATAAAAGCCAGCCACAAGGTAAGGAGCCCAAATGATCCAAGAATTCGCATCCGTATTGCGCGACAAAATACGTACTGACATGAACAACTACGCCGATGATTTGGCGGGGGGTGGGTGTCGCACTTTTGATGAGTACCAAAAACTCTGCGGGATTATTTCGGGTCTAGCCCTTGCAGAGCGTTATCTCCTTGACCTGCTACAGAAAGTTGAACAATCAGATGGTTGAAACTGAATCAGGACTAATCCTGCCGCCCAACATCGTCTTACCAAAGCATATCCAGCAAATGGATTCGCCAGAAGAAGGCGCTGATACTGAAACAAAAGCAGGTGCACTGCCGACCCCCACAGGTTGGAAGTTGCTGTGCGTTGTTCCAGAAGCAGACGAAAAGATTGCAGGGTCAAACCTGTATAAACCAACGGAGTTCATGCGCCAAGAAGAGACAGCCACCACGGTGCTGTTTGTATTGCGTGTAGGCCCCGATGCGTACAAAGACAGCGCCAAGTTTCCCAACGGAGCATGGTGTAAAGAAGGCGACTTCGTTTTGGTACGTACTTACTCTGGCACAAGATTCAAAATCTTTGGCAAAGAGTTCCGTCTCATCAACGACGACCAAGTTGATGCTGTTGTGCAAGACCCCCGTGGTTTAACCCGCGCTTGAAAGGAAAGAAATGGCTGAACAATATAAGTTTCCCGATGAACTTGATGATGAAAAAGCGGCTCCCGCTGAAGCGTCTAATAGTGAAGTCGAAATTGAAATCGTTGACGATACGCCTGAACGCGATCGTGGGCGTAAACCTTTGGATCGTGAAGTAAACGACCCTTCCGATGATGAACTTGAGAACTACTCTGATGGTGTCAAAAAACGCATCAAAGAGTTAACTCATGCCCGTCACGATGAGCGCCGTGTCAAAGAAGCGACAATGCGCGAGAAGCAAGAGCTTGAAAGAATGGCCCAACACCTGTTGGCCGAGAACAACAAGCTCAAGCAGTACGTGAATAACGGCGAACAGCAATACGCTGAAACAATCAAGGTAGCAACTGTTGCCGAGCTTGAAAACGCCAAGCGTAGGTACAAAGAGGCGTACGAAGCAGGAGACTCTGATGCTTTAGTAGCCGCCCAAGAAGCTTTGACAGACGCTAAAATGCGTGTAGAAGCTGCAAAAAACTTTAGACCTACCCCTTTACAACAGGATGAATCTGAGGTACAACTTAGGTCATCTCCTCCACCTCAGCCCGAAGTCGATGATAAAACACTGCGCTGGCAGGCAAGAAACCAGTGGTTTGGGCAACCGGGGTATGAAGAACTCACCAGCTTTTCACTAGGGCTGCACCAAAAACTAGTGAACTCGGGAATAGACCCCCGCTCTGACGAATATTTCGAGCGCATTGATGCTCGCATGAGAAACACGTTTCCTGATATTTTCGGGGGACAAAACAGGCCGAAGTCTGGCGATGGCTCCAAAAAGCCTTCCACGGTTGTTGCCTCTGCGACTCGTTCGACAGGCGCAAAAAAAGTCCAACTAAGTCCAACGCAAGTTTCGTTGGCAAAAAAGTTTGGCTTAACCCCGCAGCAATATGCTGTTGAATTGGTAAAAATGGAGAAATCAAATGGCTGAAAACCGTACAAATCGTGACTTGATGTCACGCGAAAAATCTGCTCGTGCTGTATACGTACCGCCGACAAACTTGCCTGATCCACTGCCTGAACCGGGCTACGTGTATCGCTGGGTAGCGACACATGTGCTGGGACAGTCGGAAGTGACCAACGTATCACGCAGAATGCGTGAAGGTTGGGAGCCGGTGAAGGCAGCTGACCATCCAGAATTGATGCTGTTGGGTAACGAAAAGACTGGGAACGTGGAAATCGGTGGCCTCATGCTCTGCAAGATCGCCAAAGAAAAAGCGGAAGCCCGTGATGAGTACTTTAACCAGCAGGCTCAAAACCAGATGGAGTCAGTAGACAATAGCTTCATGCGACAAAATGACTCACGCATGCCGTTGTTTGCCGAACGCAAGTCGTCGTCAACGCGTGGTGGGTTTGGTTCTGGTTCTAAATAAACTTAGGAGTCCTTAAATGGCATCTACCGCTGCACCTTACGGCTTTCGCGCCGTAAACGAGTTGGGTGGCCTACCATACGCTGGTAGCACTCGACAATTTCTGATCGACCCTGCTGGTTACAACACGAACATTTTCAATGGTTCGATCGTTGCAATCAACACGTCTGGTTACATCAACATCGTCACTACAAATGGCGATAACAGCACACCGTTCCCAGCAGGCACTATCGGCGTTTTCGTCGGTTGCTCCTTCACGAACGCACAAGGCCAAATCATTTACTCTCAGTACTACCCTGCCAACACAGCTTCTGTGCAAGGCTCTGCTATTACTGCGTACGTAATTGATGACGACCGCGCTGTGTTCCAAGTGCAAGCTAACGGCTCAATGGCTCAAACCACTTTGGGCATGAACGTGAATCTGAGCGCTGTTCAGAGCACTTCAACAGGCTCTACGACCACTGGTAATTCCACTACGGCTGTTAGCTCTACTGCTGCTGCCACTTCTGGTATTGCTTTCCGTGTTGTCGGTTTTGCAGACACCCCCGGCTTCTCACAAGTTGGCGATGCCTTCACCGACATCTTGGTCAAGTTCAATCCCGGCGCACATTCATACAGCAACGCCACCGGCGTAGCATAAGGAGTAACTAACCATGGCAATTTCACGCGCACAACTACTTAAAGAGCTGCTCCCCGGCCTGAACGCTTTGTTCGGTTTAGAGTACGCACGCTACGGCGAAGAGCACAAAGAAATCTACGAAACAGAGAAATCTGAGCGTAGCTTCGAAGAAGAGACAAAGCTTGCTGGCTTTGGTTCTGCTCCCGTCAAGAATGAAGGTCAAGCCATTGCTTATGACAATGCGCAAGAAGCCTTCACCGCTCGCTACAACCACGAGACTATCGCTCTGGGCTTCAGTATCACTGAAGAAGCTGTGGAAGATAACCTGTATGACTCTTTGTCTGCACGTTACACCAAGGCTTTGGCCCGCGCTATGTCTTACACCAAGCAAGTTAAAGCCGCTTCCGTTATCAACAACGGTTTCAGCGGTAGCTATCTTGGCGGTGACGGCGTTTCTTTGTTCGGTGTTAACTCCTCTAGCGCCCGTGTTGGTCACCCACTCGTTAACGGTGGTGTGAACTTCAACAGCCCAACTACTGGTGTTGACTTGAACGAAACCTCTTTGGAAAATGCTGTGATTCAAATCGCTGCATGGACTGATGAGCGCGGTCTGTTGATCGCCGCTAAGCCCCGTAAGATGGTGATTCCTCCAGCACTGATGTTCGTTGCCAAGCGCTTGCTTGACACCGAGTTGCGTGTTCAAACTGCTGACAACGATATCAACGCGTTGAAGCAAATGGGTGCAATCCCAGAAGGTTATACCGTTAACCACTTCTTGACCGACAGCAACGGCTGGTATTTGATTACCGACGTGCCAAACGGCATGAAGCACTTTGAGCGTATGCCTTTGGCTAACTCAATGGACGGTGACTTCGATACTGGTAACGTCCGTTACAAGGCTCGTGAGCGTTACAGCTTCGGCTGGTCTGATCCCCTCGGCATGTGGGGTTCTGCAGGCGCGTAATGCGTAAGGCGTTGGCGGTGTGGTGAGTACACACAGATCGACAAGACTAGGATGCTGGGTTTGAATCCCAGACAACGCCACTAAAAAGCTCCTTCGGGGGCTTTTTTATTTGTTGCATGTGTTTTTTATTTGGTGTATATTGCAATCAATCCGGGCTTATCCGGTGTTCTTACAGTCCCGGCTGACGACATGCAGATAGAACACCCCAACTTGCATGTAAGGAAATATCATGGCAAATACCACATTCAACGGCCCAGTACGGTCGCAAAACGGCTTTCAGTCCATCAGCATTAACAGCACTACCGGTGCCGTTACAGTCAACGCTACGTTTGGCGCAGCCACCAGCGTTACAGATTTGACCACCACAAATCTGGTTTTCACCGATCAAAACCACCCCACAAAAGCCGCGCTTACCGCAACGGCTACCCTCACTGCAGCACAAGTTGCAACTGGCTACATCACAGTAACTTCAGCCTCTGCTGTAACTCTCACACTGCCTACAGGCACATTGCTTGGCGCGGCTCTTGGTGCGACCCAAGGTACTGTGTTGGAGTTGTACATTGACAACACCGCAAGCACAAGCTCAGGCGCTGTGACTGTGGCCGTAGCTACAAACGGTATCTTGTCTAGCGCTGCCGCTGACACCCCCGGTAGCTTTGGTGATTTGACAATTCCCGTTGGTGCAACAGGTTTGGCTCGTTTCACCATCATGTTCTCTAGCGCAACAGCGTACGTGTTTACCCGTACTGCCTAATCAACCCAAGGGGCTTCGGCCCCGTTTTTAAAGGAGATTGATTATGACGATGCAATATGACGTAAAGTCGGCGCACCTAGACCAAAGCGGCTTCATGGTGCCATACCCTACACGGGTCAAAGCTATATCTTACACAGGGGGTGGAGTTGCGGGGTATGTAACCTTGTTTGACACCACATCAACCCCTGTTTCTGCCAGCGTGACTTATGGGCGTTCTGGTACTACTGTAACGGTAACCAAAACTGCTCATGGTTTGATTACGGGTGACGTCATTGGTATCCATTTTCAGAGTGGCACGGGCGGTGCAGCAACTGATGGTACATACACCATAACCCGTACTGGCGCAGACACATTTACGTTGACTGACATTAACAGCGGTACTATTACTGCAACTCCAGCGGCTGTTTATGCGGTTGGTAAGTGGTTGGTGACCTATCAAGCAACGGCTGAAGATTATTTCTTCAACGGCTTTCCAATCCCCGGTGAAGGTGTTCGTGCATACAACGGCGTGTACGCATATCTTTCCGGTTTAAGTGCGGTGAATATTTATTATGGCTAAGACACCAGCATGGCAACGCAAAGAGGGCAAGTCCGAGAAGGGCGGCTTGAACGCCAAGGGACGGGCCTCGTACAACAAGGCAAACCCCGGCAAGCCGGGCTTGAAGCGTCCTCAACCAGAGGGCGGCAAACGCCGCGACTCTTTCTGCGCCCGTATGGAAGGCATGAAGAAGAAGCTGACCGGAGAGAAGGCCAAGAAAGACCCGAACTCCCGCATAAACAAAAGCCTTCGGGCTTGGAACTGCTGATATGAGCGACGCTATTCAAACCGCCAGAGAGTTAGCCACGCATGCGTCTGACATCAAGCACTTGCAAGATGACATGGACAAGATGCTGGACAACATGAAAACTATTCAGGCAACACTAGCGGCTATTGACAAAACATTGTCTGAAGCCAAAGGTGGCTGGAAAGTTTTAATGTTAGTTGGCGGGGCTAGTAGCGTTGTAGGCGCAGGTTTGGTTCAGCTTGTTAATTGGTATGCAGGAGGTAAGTGATGCCTAGCACTAGCAAGAAACAACACAATTTCATGGCGGCAATAGCGCACAACCCTGCGTTTGCCAAAAAAGTTGGAATACCGCAAAGCGTTGGAAAAGACTTCAACGATGCGGATAAGGGTAAGAAGTTTGGTTCTGGCGGGAAAACCCGTGCGGATGTTCAAAGTGTAAATAAGCCAAAAACCAATCACGGGAAAATGGCTCTTTTTAAAGAAGGTGGGAATATCATGGCTACAAAAAACAACGGCATCACTACTGCCAAAATGGGTTCAGTGCGTACAGCGGCTCCTAGCCGTGATGGTCTTGCTTCTAAAGGCAAGACCAAAGGCACTATGGTTAAGATGTCTGGTTCCACGCCCTTGGGTATGAAAAAGGGCGGCATGACCAAGAAGATGAACATGGGCGGCAAGACCTGCTAATGTCATGATGGCGAGTCGCGGTATGGGGGACATCAATCCCTCAAAGATGCCAAGCGGCAAGCGTAAGGCTCGCCGTGATGATACTGACTTCACCCAATACAAAGAGGGTGGTAGCGTCAATGCTGCTGGCAATTACACAAAGCCCGGTCTTCGCAAGAAGATTGTGTCTCAAGTAAAAGCCGCAGCAACTCATGGCACTGGCGCAGGTCAGTGGTCGGCTCGTAAAGCTCAGCTAGTTGCCAAGAAGTACAAGGCGGCTGGCGGGGGTTACCGAGATTGAAAGCGCCTCAAAAATCATTGAAGGATTGGGGCGACCAAAAATGGAGAACCAAAAGTGGCAAACGCTCTTCTGACACGGGTGAAAGATACCTTCCAAGCGCTGCGATTAAAAGTCTCAGCCCTAGTGAGTACGCTGCGACGACCAAAGCCAAGCGAGCTGGAAAAAAAGCCGGAAAGCAATTCGTAGCGCAACCTAAAACTATTGCAAAAAAGACCGCAGGGTTTAGATAAAAGGAACCATCATGAGCCCAGCATTTGGAAACCCAACAGGCACGTTCGCGCAACAGTCGCAGAACAATAAAATGTCTCAGCCTTTTGGTGGGCAAAATGGCCAGCCGCAACAAGGTTTTGGCGGTCAACAACAAGGCGGTCTTGGCGGCATGTTTGGCGGTCAACAACAAGGCGGCTTTGGTGGCTTCGGTGGTCAGCAAGGCGGCTTTGGTATGCCTCAGATGCAAAGTCCCTACGGCCCACAACAAGGTGGCTTTGGTGGTTTTGGTGGTGGCTTTGGCGGTGGTTTTAACCCATACCAACAGCAGATGCAAAGTCCCTATGGCCCACAGATGGGCGGCTTTGGTGGTGGCTTTGGCGGCGGGTTCGGTGGTGGCTTTGGCGGCATGATGGGCGGCGGTTTTAACCCATACCAACAAGGCATGATGGGGGGCTTTGGCGGCATGATGGGCGGTTTTAATCCGTACCAACAGCAGATGCAGAGTCCTTACGGCCCTCAGATGGGCGGCTACGGCGGTGGCTTTGGTGGTGGCATGGGCGGCTTTGGCCGTGGTAGAGGTCGCGGTATGGGCGGTTTTGGTGACCAGCAACAACGTAGCTACGAAGAGTACGCTGGTTCACCCACACAAGAATTGAAGATGCCGCGTGAGCAATATGAAGCTCAACAGGGCATGTTCTCTGGCAATAGACCTGATCCAAGGATGCGTGCTGATATACCGCGCCAACTAAGTGGAACACCTCAACCGGTAGAGAATATGCCCCAACAGTACAGCCCTGAAGAGTACTTGAAGCGAGGCTTACAAATGCAGGCGCAAAACGCAGCTATGAACAATAGGGGCGGTATAGAAGCAAGACCTCAGTACCAAGATTCAAATACGATGAGTGCCGCTGTTATGCCTACCATGGGTACTATGGACAGACCCGGAAATTATGGCCGTAACTCTGATGTAATGTCTAGTTTCTCAAGATTGTTTGGATAACACATGACCATCTCAGGAACAGCAAATTTCAACCTCGATCTTTCTGAGATCGTTGAAGAGGCGTTTGAGCGTTGTGGCTCAGAACTGCGCACGGGCTATGACCTGCGCACGGCTCGTCGTTCCTTGAACTTAATGTTTGCTGACTGGGCAAACCGCGGTATCAACATGTGGACATTTGAGCAGGGCACGATCAACCTGACTCCGGGCTTAGCTACCTACGCTTTGCCAACAGACACAGTGGATTTGCTGGAGCATGTGATTCGTACAGGAGCCGGTAGCGCGTCTACCCAAGCTGACTTGACCATCACACGTATCAGTGTTTCTACGTACGCCACGATCCCAAACAAGCTTCAGCAAGCTCGCCCCATTCAGTTGTGGTTTCAGCGCTTGGATGGCCAGCGTTCGGCAATTGGTACAACCTTGTCGTCTACCATCACATCAACAGACACAACCATCACAGTAGCTTCTACTGCGGGTTTGGCAACCACAGGTTTTGTGTTGATTGGGACAGAGACCATCAACTACGGCTCCGTCAGCGGCAACCAACTGCTGTACTGCACACGCGGTCAGGCAGGAACAACGGCAGCAGCTCACACTGCAGGCGCACCTGTGTACGCACAGAACTTGCCCTCTGTTACTGTGTGGCCAACCCCAGACAACAGCCAGACGTACCAACTCGTGTACTGGCGCATGCGCCGTATTGATGATGCTGGCGGCGGTGTAAACACAATGGATGTGCCGTTCAGATTTTTGAACTGCATGGTTGCAGGTTTGGCGTATTACTTGGCTTTGAAGATTCCCGATGGGGCGCAGCGCCTTGATGTCTTGAAAGCTCAGTACGATGAGGCTTGGCAGTTGGCGTCTGATGAAGACCGCGAAAAGGCTGCTGTTCGTTTTGTGCCTCGTCAGATGTTCATTGGAAGCGGTACGTAAATGGGCAATCGGTTTGCTTCTGGGAAAAACAGTATCGCCATGTGCGATCGCTGTGGCTTTCAGTTCAAGTTAACTGCCTTGAAGAAAGAAGTTCTCAAGACAAAGCTTTACAATTTGCTTGTGTGCCCTACGTGTTGGGATCCAGATCAGCCGCAGTTGCAGTTGGGTATGTATCCAGTAGATGACCCCCAAGCAGTGCGTAATCCTCGGCGGGACACAACGTACGTAACCGCTGGCCCGAACTCGCAAGGTTCTTTGACGGGTGGTTCACGAGACATTCAATGGGGCTGGAACCCTGTTGGTGGATCAAGAAATTTTGACAATGGACTAACGCCAAACTACTTGGCATTAGCGGTGCAAGTTGGTACAGTAACGATAGCGATTTCATAGGAGCCTGAAATGGACAAAAAAGATTTAGCCCAAGATAAGAAGATG